TTCGGTTGTTTGTAAAAAGCAGAAAGCCCCGACCGAAGTCGGGACTCTCGCTGGGGGCTTTGGTGATCTTAGAGATGCCTTGCTAGGTGACTGATAAGTCTCTTTGCTTGTTCTCTTGTGATTACGATGTTTGCATTTACGTTGAAGTGGGAATCTTCGTGTTCTATCCATTGGGTAACGTTGATATCAATTTTGCTTTCATCATAATAATTGTTTCCTTTGACTGAAATCTCGCTGGTGTCATAAGTGGTTTTCTCTCCAACTAATTCCATCAATTTCAATTTGTAGGACTTGTTCTCTCCTCCAAAGTCTCTTTCAACGAGTGAGACGTAGTGTGTTTGATTTCCTTCATCATCTGTCTTGGTGATTTCTATATTTTCCATTTTGATCTCCTTTTGATCTTGGTGGTTTAGTGATCCAGATTGTTCTGGTCGTGAACTGCCGGATCATGAATCCGGAGGGAGCGTTACTCCTCAGTCCTTCGCCTTAGACGAGTTTTCTTAAATCGTTGAGGCTTGCAATGTTGGTCAAAGCGATTGTTTTGCTAAGTGGTCCGATGACATAATCTTGTTGACCAAGTTCTCTTTCAATTACTTGACAGTCAATCAAGTTGAATGCGATCTCTGCGACCAATTCACCGTCTTTCATGTAAGCGATGATTTGTGGTTCAAAGTTTTCGCTTGATTCCCATTCGTTAATTATTTTGATTTCCATTTTGGTTTCTCCTTGTGTTGTTTCCATAGGTATATATTAGGCATAGATACCTAGTTTCATGCAAGTTCTACAAAGAAATCTGCAAAACCGCAGGTCAGACCACCTAAAATTCTTTCCAAAAAGAGCGCCAAAAAACACAAAACATTGTTTTTGGTGTTTCGCCACCGGTCTCAGTTAGGTGTCCGCCTATAATCAAAACATGACAGATTTATCAAAACCCGAAATGGATCCGTTCTACTACAAAGGCAACAATCGGCACTGGTTAGAAATCAAAGGCGACTTGAACTTGGGGTTTGTTAGTAGAAAAATCAAACTGAAAATCAATGTTGAATACAACATCGCAGATGCGCTTTCAAAAGATTTAGAAATACCGTTAATTGATGCACGAGATTTGATTGTCAATGATTTTTTAATAGAAGAAGTAACGTGGAATGGTTTGAGCAGTAGAAAACTTCATCTAGAGCAAGTTGAGCATTTTCCGAAACTAAAGGCTGTTGAAGAATGACAGAAGAATGGATCATTGAGGACAACGAACGCCCATGGACCGCCAACGCCGAACGCCGATGGCACTACCACAAGAGAGCAAGGATCGTGAAAGAAACTCGTGAGCGTTTCGCATGGCTCGCTCTGGAAGCGAAGATCCCGAAGCAGGACTGCATCACAATCTCAGCGACTCCTCTACTGGCTCGCAAAGTTTCCATTCCAGATGTGGCTTCATGTTACCCAGCGGTCAAAGCCGGAATTGATGGACTGGTTGATGCTGGAATAATTCCTGACGATGATCCATGCCATGTTCGCCGGATCTCTTTTCACGCTCCAGAGTTCGGCGACAAAGATGGACTGCGGATTGTGGTGGCATCTTTCAAGGAGGAAACATGAAACCGTATTACCAAGACGACCACGCAACGATCTATCACGGCGACTGTCGGGAGATTCTGCCAGAGTTGGAATTTGATCTAGTCGTGACTGATCCACCGTATGGCACAGACTATTTGAGCAAACGGCACTCACGGCAAACAACAAAGCATGAAAGTATCATCGGAGACACAGACACAGAATTGGCAAGATGGTTGATCGCTGAAATTCACCCACAACCGATGCTCGTATTTGGGATCAATCACTTCTCCGACTGTTTGCCTGTCGCCGGTCGTTGGATCTGTTGGGACAAACGAGTTGTGGAGAGTGCCGACAAGATGCTCGGCTCTCCGTTTGAACTGGCATGGATAAACACACCAGAGGACAAGTCGGGCTATATGATCCGGCTTCAGCATGGTGGAATCGTGAACGCCGACAAACACAATGAAAAGCGTCAGCACCCGACTCAGAAACCGGTGAAGTTGATGCGTCGCTGTCTTGGCTACATGCCAGAAGGAGTTGTCCTTGATCCGTTTATGGGTTCTGGGTCTACGTTACGAGCGTGTAAGGATCTCAACCGGAAGTCAATCGGCATTGAAGTTGATGAACAGTATTGTGAGATCGCTGTGCGCCGTCTCGCTCAGGAGGTGCTTCCATTATGAACGGACCGATCATTCAAACCGATGTTGAGGAACGACTCATGATCCTCACCGACCGACTAGACAATGAAGTTGAATACTACGCCACGGTCTCAACTGAAAGAGCGATCAACGAAGCGACATACAAAAAGTTGTATGCCACGACGCTTCTCCAGAGTGAAGGAACAGTCGCCACGAGAGAGGCGCTGGCTCAAGTACACTCAGCGGAGGCGTTCCACGCTTGGAAGATCGCTGAAGCAAAAGAGAAAGCAACTCAACAATCATTGATTGCGATACGAAACCAAATGGACGCACTGAGAACCATCTGTGCAAATGTCCGATCCTTAGGAGGATAGAAATGACTGAACAAACAGAAACCATGATGAAGAAAGCGAAAGACTTGACGCAGGGCATGGCGAAGCAACTTGAGATCCGGAGCGACATGGCGAGCCAACGCCGTGAACTTTTCCGTGAACTTTTCCAGAGCGGAGTCAGCCAGAGAGAGATCGCCAAGCAATGCGAACTTGATCCACAGACGGTTCACAATGTGATTCACGATCGCCGGAGCCGATGATGCCTAGAAACTGCTTTTGGGTTCCGACTGCTCCGTTGCAGGAGTATCTGGACAGCACTGTCCCAGACGGCATCTGGGGACAGGACAACGAACGCCGATCCTTGGCGTTGGGAATCTCTATCGGATATTACAAGCGTTTGAAATACAGAAATGAAATATCATGGATCGTCGCTGACCGGTTAGCGACTAATCTGGGGAGACACCCGAAAGAAATATGGACAGACTGGTATGAACTCACAGACAGATGAACGCAACGCCGACACTGAATCAAACGTGATTGATATGTGGGAGTGGAAAGCAAGACAACGACACCCAGCAGGGAAAGCATTGACCAAGAATGAAGCGAACTCCTCTCAAGCGTAAGACTCCCCTGAAGCGTGGAGGCAGATTGAATCCTGTCTCAAAGAAGCAGGCATCACTGAACCGGAAACGCCGAACGTTTGTTGCGGATCAGTTATCGGTCCGCCAGTTCTGCGAGGCTGGTCCGAAGATCATGAGAGCCGGACACGATCCCAAATGCCAACGACTCTCAACAGAAATCCACGAACCGATTCTGCGCTCCGCTGGCGGATCAATCACCAGCGTTGAGAACTCGGTGGCGCTGTGCCGATTGTGTCACCGATGGATCCATGACAACGTTGGAGAGTCAGAAAAACTTGGTCTGATTCAGCGTTCATCGGCAAATTAGAAAAAGAAATTTCAAAATTTCTTAAAGTGCTGGTCACAGCGTTTTGGCTTTTTTTCTGACCAGCGGTTTTGTCCATCTCCAAAAATTACGATTTGCAAACTCATGTCAGTAGTGTAAACTTAGGTAATACCACCTAGACGAACAGGAGTTCAATATGGAAACAGAAATCACAATCACACTCACACAGAAAGAGTTTGAAGCACTCACCAAATGTGTTGATGGGAGGATCGCATACTACGAGAGGAACATCACCAAAGCGAAGCAGAACAGAAGGCACAATCCCAAAGGACTATTCGCTCGGCAACTAAACACATTCACCAGCATTCAAAAGAAACTCGCTTAGGCGACACAACCAAGACCACAAGGAGGTCACCATGACAAACAAACAACTAGCAGACAAACTCAACGCACTAGTCAAAGAATACAGAGATGAGCCGTTACATTTTCAAGACTTCTCATATCGCATTCATGACGAAATGGTTGAACTACGAAACAAACACTGGCATCAAATTAGGAACGCATGCAGGGACAAGGAAAGCGAACTTTACAAAGCGCAACTGGACTCTGTAGCACTAAGCCATGAGATCATCTCAAACTTCATCAAGTAATTGACGAACAAAACCACCAAGACCACAAGGAGGTCAAAATGAAATTAATCAAAGTACCAACAGAACAGATCAGGCAAAGGATCTACTGCGAAGGCTACGACCAGATCATGAGCGATCTCGGAATCACTGATCCGAACCTCGTGCCATGGAAAGCAACATCATCGCTTGACCTCATTGACCGACTGCTCACAGCCTTGGAGACTTGGCATCAGCAGAGGGAGACCATGGGCGAAAGCAAAGCGACTCAACGATTGAATGATGTGCTTGGTCATCATCGGTTCAGTCCAGAGTTCAAATCAATTCAAGACGAATGGATTGATGGTTGCCCTCAATGGGATCAGCAGGAAGAAGAAGTCATCGTCATTGACGACAGTGACATCGGCGAGCCGGTCAAAGAGATCCGCAGAGAGGGACAACGGATCCTGAAGTCAGGGACCAACGTGTATGTCCAACTCAAGCGATGCAAAGGAACACGCAAGGATCAAGGATACGTCGTTGAGTGTTACGAGAACGGATACGTCAAAGTCAACCTTGATGGATTCGGTGAAGCGATGACAGTGCCAGTTGATGAGTTCGTTGTGGCTCGTCAAGGAACGACCAACAGATAGGAGAAACCAGAATGGCGAAGAAGAAACCAACGAAGAAGAAACCATGGCAACCATTGAAGCAAGACTCACCGACTGTCAGGAAAGTGATGGAGGACAAACTGATCGCCGGACTTAGATCAGAGTTCCCAGACATGTCCGATGATGAGATCCGATGCGCTGTCCACAAAGATGAAGTCTGGGGCAATGATCGCTACACGGTCAGCGTCACGTTCAAGGACAATCGGAAGCGTGAAGGATACTTGGAGATCGGCGTTCACAATCACAACCGGACAACGATCGTTCCATGGGCGCACATGCAACAGATCAAGAACGAGGTCGCTGGACCGGAACGTGAAGCGGTGATGATCTACCCAGCCGAGTCCAGACTCGTGGACACAGCGAACGAGTATTGGATCTATGTCTACCCGACCGGAGAGTTCCCACGTTGGGAATCCATCGTTGACTCTGACGGCAACCCTGTTGAGGTTCCGTTGGGAATGAATCAGGGAAGGAACGTCCAGTACGAGAATCGGAACCCGATGCTCAGATCCAAGCAGGGCGAGCAACTGGTCGTGAACGATCAAAATGAGGAGGCGTAGGAGGCATGAGAGCAAAATTTTTGGAGTTGGCTGGACCATTGGTCCACTCAAATCCGACAGTGATGAATGATGGAACCGGAGGCTCGTACCCTCAAAACGACGAAGGCAAGTTAGCGCTGACGAACCGGAGTTGGTTGGCTGGCAATCTCTCAGCCGTAATCGGAAGTCCTTTGGCGATAAGTTCTCCGGTTCTTTCAATCATCACTGATTTCAATGTTTTGGTCTTTTTGGGACTGTTTTCGGAGGGAAATTTATGAGGGCTGACCAGCACTTTTGCAGAAATCTTCAAATGACTTGCATGAAACTAGGTATCTGTGCCTATTATGGACCTATGGAAACAACACACGGAGAAACCAAAATGGAAACACTAAGAATCACAAAGTTATTTCTAAGCGATCATCAGAGTAGAGGATTGCCAATGCCTGAGATTGTCAAAGAAACCAAGAGCCACTATTTCCTCAAAGTTGATTGGCGCAATGTTGGGTTTATGGACCTTTACAAAGATGCCGAATACTACGTTGATGAAATGACTTCCGGAAATGGATTTGAAGATGCTGGATTGATTAGTTCCGCTCGCTCAGTTCTCCGGAATATGGAAACGGTCAAAGATCACTCAACTTGGGAAATGGCGCTATCCGGTGAAACTTACGAAACTGAAGTTCCAAAAGAAGAACCGTTGACCGATGAAGAAATAGCAGAGTTTATGGATATGACCCTCAATGAATGGGTGACCTACAAAAAAGAAAAGGGTTGGTAATCATGAACCGCACTACTGACTCCAAGAAATCAAATACCTATGAAATAGAAAACGCCTTCTGGACCGCACTCGGCGAAAACAATCTGGACATCTTGAATATCTCTGGCGCTCAAGAACTCGTTGACGTTCTTTGTTCAGAGTTCGGCGTGGAAGCAATCACGGTCGTTCAGGGCGACAAAGGCAACGCCTCTTTCTGGAGAGCATGGGGACGCACCATCTCAATCCTCCCACAGATGATGAAGCGCTGGATCGTCGTTCACGAGTTCGCTCACGCTCTCAACGATCACCGCATGGATCTCCTCAAGGGAGAAGTTGGTATCGCTCTCCCAGCCGGACTCACCGCCGGTCATGGTCCAGCGTTCCTCAACGCTTACGTTGATGTCGTCCGGTTCGTTTACGGTGACGCAACCGCTGACGCTTTCTCTGAGACATGGAAAGCCAACAAGAGGACACCGATGACAGTCGCTCAGGAAGTTCTCAAGAACGTCGCCAAGCATGACAAAGCGCTCGTCTCCAAGATCCGCAACTGGCTCATCAAACTCCCTTCCTCAACTTACGCTTACAAACGACAAGTTGTGTTCCACAGTGTCACCAACGCAACGATCGCTGATGACATGGGTATCTTCCTCCAGAGAGCGGAACTCCGAGGAGAAGTTCCTGACGCAATCTCAATCGTTCAGGAATTGGAAGATGGTCAAACCATGGAACCGGTCACAGTCGCTTCTCTCTTGTTTGACATTCACGAAATGGTCGCAACTGACTTCACCGCCAAGGGCAACATCATTTCATTCACTCTGGACTGCTCAGAATACGGAGTGCCATACTCAAGTTTCCATCACGATGATGTCTGGTACACAGGCAACCGATATCTTGAGAATCAACAGGAAGCAGTCAAGGTCCACGTCACAATCAACCTTGACCTCATCTGCGACGTTCACTTTGAAGCAGAAACAGACAGGGGCAACCGATACGAATACGAATCAACAGTCGCTCAGGAAAGCAAAAACGTTTCAGAAGCAATCAACAGACTGAAAGCAATCTCATGAGTGGGTTTGCGTGGTTCAACTTTCTGAAAAAAAATTATTATTTAGACAGCAACGCTCTCCACAAGAATCTTGTCAGGGGAATTTACCAAGGAGAAAGAAAAGAGAACGGCAATCATTGGACGTTACGGCAAAGCCATCAACACATCACAGAGTTCCTCGGACCAATGGCAACATGGGACACATCAGAAGCAAAATGCAAAGAAGAAGATCTGAAGCACTTCTTCGGCGAAGGCAGTTGGAAGAAAGCAATCAAGATCTGCGAAACATGCACAATCCAAACCGAATGCTTGAACTTCGCTATCACATACGGAATCACAGACGGCATCTGGGGAGGCAAAACAGCAACAGAGCGAGGCTACGACAAAGACGCTCACATATACGCACTCAAAGAAGAACGAAAGTCAGCGCCACCTAGAAACCATTACCCTCAATAAGATCACCCAAAGACACAACACTTCTCCGCTTCCGCTTCTCATCAAACCGTTGACGCTCAGTCAAACCACCCCACACACCGAAATGAACATTGTTCTCCAACGCCCACTCCAAACACTCCGGCTTCACAGAACAATTCTCACAAGCACGCAACGCCAACTTCGGGCGAACACCATTAGGAGGAAAGAAAGCATTCACGTCCAACCCACGACACTCAGCCTTCTCTAACCACTCCCCACGAGGGAACGCATAATCAAACTCAAACAGAGGATACGGAACCTCACCACCAAACATAAAAACCAGAATAGACCACCAACCAAACACAAAGAATGACCCCCAAAACCCTGAACGCTCCTCTGAACACTGATACTCTGAACATTATGAAACGTTCTTTGCCAACAACAACGATTGAGAAGTACATGAAAGTGATTGATCTCCGGAAGGCTGGGCTTACTTTTGAGGAGATTGCGGAGCGTGTCGGGTATGAGTCTCGCTCTGGAGCGAAGATGGCGTTTGATTCGGCGGTGAAATACTGGGGACATGAGTCGGTGACGGAACTCAGGGTGATTGAGAATGAGCGTGTTGAGGATCTCTGGCGCAGGACATACAAGATGTTGGAGGATCCAACGCTGACGCTTTCTGAGTCTTTGCGGATTATGGAAACGGCGTTGAAGGTTACGGAGTCAAAGCGCAAACTCCATGGACTGGACGCTCCTCGCCAGTTGGAGATCTCTGGGCAGGACGGCGATGAGATCAAAACCGATGTTGGGCAGATCCTGAAGGACCGGCTTCAAGCGCTACATGACCGATATGTTGAATCCACGTCAGAGGAGCCTGAGGCGCTCACAGAGGCTGTTGAGACCGATCAGGGTATAAACACCGCTGAAACACCTCAAAACGCCTCAGAATCGCTTAAAAACGCCTCTACGGAGGACAATATCACCGATATGGAGGTGGATCTGGCGGAGAAGCGCTCAGAGATCGCTGACAGATTTGAGATTGTGAACGGTTTGAAGATACTCAGGAAGAACGAATGACGAGATTTCTGGGAACGTGCGTGGTTCTGGCTTTCGTAGCGGTCATGACGATCTCGGAAGTCTTTGATATCTCGCTCCTGTACGCATATCCGATCGTCATGTTTGCGCTCGGAGTGATCTGGCTGAGGTACACATGAACGACATTGCTCTCGTCCTCACCGATCCAACGCTGTCAATCATGGATCAGTTGGCTCGGCTACCCAACGAGCAACGACTGGAGATCCTCAACGAAGTGGACATCAACGATCCGGAGATTCTGAACTCGTGGGAATACTGGGCAAGACCAAAGCAACGAACGCCGGAAGGAGACTGGCGGATCTGGCTGATCCTCGCTGGTCGTGGATTCGGTAAGACTAGAACCGGAGCCGAGTTCGTCAGGGAACAAGTCAGTCAGAACAGGGCAAGACATATCGCTCTCGTTGGTCCTACAGCGTCAGCGGTCAGGGACACAATGATTGAAGGCGAGTCTGGATTGCTGAAGATCTTCCCCAAAGACGAACGACCACGATATGAACCCTCCAAGCGCCGAGTGACTTTCCGAAACGGATCTGTGGCGACCGCCTTTTCAGCAGACGAGCCGGAGAGATTGAGAGGACCGAACCATGATCTGGCTTGGTGTGATGAGGTCAGTTCTTGGCGGTATCCAACAGCCTATGACATGCTGATGTTGGGACTCAGGATCGGAGATCACCCCAGAGCGGTCGTGACGACAACGCCGAAACCGGTCAGGATCATCAGGCAACTTCTCGCTATCAATGACGGATCAGTCCACACAACCAGAGGCTCAACCTATGAGAACGAGCAGAATCTGGCTCAGACATTCATGGACGAGATCCTGAAGCGCTACGAAGGAACCAGACTAGGGCGACAGGAACTCCACGCCGAAGTCCTAGATGACGTTGAAGGCGCTCTCTGGGTTCGGGAAGATA